TCGGGGCACGGGGCGAACTACGTTCAACCCGTGCCCATTCCTGTTACGAAAACCCGGTAATCGTCAGATTGCCGTCGCCTTCGAAGGTCGCGTTCCGGCTGACTCCCGAAGTGGCGCCACCGCCCAGGCTGGCGGAAAAAATAGCGTTGCCGCTGAAATAGTCGGTCAGGTCGAGCCTGGTCGGGTAGATCAGCAGTGCCACCGATACGCCAGCCAATGCCGCGTTCGTGATCACTTTGCTGTCCTGGTGCAGCCAGGCATTTACTGACCCGCTCCAGTCTGACAGCAGCGTCACTTTTCGCCTGGAAGTGTCGCCGAACTGCGGCGTTTCAAACGTTGGTTGAGAGATATCCAGCGACCATTCGTTGGCGCCCGTGATTTCGGTGCCACTCATATAGATCAACCCATTTTGGCCTGTGATTGGTACTCCCATGTCAATCTCCTCTCTTCAGAATTTCCTCTATGAACGGGACTAAAACTGTCTCCGCTCGCTTCTCAAAGCTACAAGCCTGAACTTTGTGAAGGCTTGTAGCCGCCATCGCCTTACGCTCGTCCTCGTGGCGCAGGTAATATTCCACCTTGGCCAGCAGCTCCTGGCCATCCGCATAAGTCGCCACGCTGTCTCCGAACACATCCCGCAGCTCGGGCCGCCTGTCGTCGCACAGCTGGAACGCGCCGCAGGCTGCGATCTCGTAAGCCCTTGGCCCCAGGCTGTAAGCCTCGTCGATGTGCAGCTCCTCGCCCGCGCTGTCCTTCCCGACAATCGTCCGGTGGTGATTGAGGGCGATCTTCGTTCCACAGTAATTCCGCACCAGCTCCGCGTTATCCAGCAGGCGCGGCGTCTCCTGCTCTTCGACTCCCACGATGTCTTTGCCAGCCACGCGTGGCGTTGGCCCGTTGATCTTGAATTGATAACCGTTATTATGTGTTCTGAGCGACTCCATGAACTTCCCTCGCTCCGGCCACCACGTCCCATAGAAATACACGTCGCTCTGGTACTCCGCTCCTACTTCCACCGGGAAATGCCTGGTCGAGTCGTAGGAATGCGGCAGATATTCAATCGGTAAATCGGTCGCTTCCCGCAGATAATCCACGCTGATCTTGTCGTTGGTCAGCACGCCCGCATAAGGGCCTTTCTTAGCCATGATGCCTTGCTCGTAATCCCGGTACGGCGACTCGGTCAGCAGCAGCACCGCCGGAATCAGCATACTCTTCAACAGGATCAGCGCCCGCCGGTGCAGCGCCAGCCCGCAGATCACCAGCACCACGTCCGGCACGAAATCGATCGCCTCGATCGCCAGCGCCTCCGAGGCCAGTAAGAATTTCTCCGCCGGCCCAGCCTTGAAATTCTCGTTGCGCTTCAACCACGCCTCGATCGCTACATCATAGAACGCCAGGCGCAGGTGATAGTCGAACCCGCTCACCTCATGCCCCATGGCTTTCAGCGCGTTCATATAGCCTGTGTAAACATCCACCGTTGACACGCTATGCCCTGGCGCGGCGATCAGGATCCTCATCCCTCTTTCTCCTCATCTTTTTCAGAAGATTTAAAGCTCTTCTCTGTGCGCTCCGCAAACTTTGTTTGCGCCGTGTCTCTGTGGTGAAATCCCTTGAGCGGGATTGCCTCCAGGACTCCTGGCTCCACCACCACCACCGGCCGCAGCCCAAACACGAGCAGCTCCTCCGAATAACTGAGCGCCTGCCGCTCCCCATCCTCCACCAGCCAGAACGTCGCCTCCTCCGCCAGCTTCACGTAACAACCCTCGTACTCACTCATCCTCTTCCTCTTAACCTTCCAACTTTCAAACGTTCCAACGTTCAAACTCTAAATTCCGTCACCGTCACCCCAATCTCGATATAATGGCACAGTACCGAGCCAAACATCCTCGGCTCGAAGAATTCAATCTCCGCCTGGGAGGCGTCGTAATAACTGCCTCCATGCAGCGTGGCTGCATCGTCCAGCGCGTTGCACACCGCCTCCGCCAGGTTGGCCGCCGTCTTCTCGCTCTCCGCGCTGTCATCGAAGCTCATATAGCCCCGCGCCTTGAAACGATGCGCCCGGAAGGCATTCGGGCTCATCTCGGCCACTTCCTGTGACATCCCATCATAGCTAACCACCCAGCCGCGCACCTGGGTTAAACCGCTGACCGTGGTCTTGAACAGGTCCATGTACTTCGACCATTCGTCCGTATAACGCAGCCGGTCGTAGACCAGCCCGATATTCGTCACCGCGGCAACAATCGTATAAATGTCAGTCCGGATGCTTGCTACACTCATATTTCATCTCTTAACGTTTCAACGTTCTAACATTCCAACGTCATGCCCTTGCCAAGCGGTTGAATACCTTATCTGGCAGCCCTTCCCAGATCTGCACCACAATCGGCTCGGCTGCGTCGAAGCCTTCCTCGAACATATGCGCGCCTTTTGTCCCATGCCGGCCAATTGCCCGGGCGATCACAAACGCCACCGAGCGCGCCTCTCTCCCGGCCGGGACCCCCAGCTTGCGCACCACCCACAACTCGATCGCCGCCGTCGGCGGTTGCTTGCCTGGCCTGCGCCCATACTCCACAGGCAAGCCATAAATCAATGGCGTGAATATCTCGCCCTGCAAGTTCGCCGGCGTCCCGCGCACCTCCGTCGCAATGCTCCCGCGCAGGTTGCCGCTCACTCCGACCGGAGTCCGGGGCACAATCGTCTGTTCCAGCACGTCTAGACTCTTCCGCATCGCCAGGCGCTGCTCTTCGGCCACCATGCCCGGCGCCTGTTCCAGCGCTTTGGCGAAGCCCATGATCTCGCTCATATCGATATGCAGCTCAAGCGCTCCGGCCATGCCCCACCTCACCCTTCACAAGCACTCCAATACCCCAGTCATCCTGGCCGTCGTGATCGAACATCTCTCGCAGCCAGGCCATCGGGCGATGACCATTCATCTTAAGATCTCGCCACCAGCGCCCCACATCGATCTGGTGAGGGCTATTTAGGTCTGGGTAGGCGATATCGTGGAACGCCATCACTCCGCCTGGGCGCACCATCGGCCAGTATTTCTCGTAATCGTTCTGCACCGTCTCGTAGTCATGCCCTCCATCCACGAAGATGAAATCAAAGGGGCCATGCCTGGCTGCCTGCCGCACTATAGCGGCTTCGTTTGAATTTGCATGCAGCGTTACCAGATTTACCTGCGCTGCTTCTGCCCAGGGCTGCCACAGCGCCTGGCAGCGTATGATTTCACCAAAACGATGATCGATAGTCGGGAGGATCAGATCGATGGATACGATCACCGCGCCAGGCTCAGAGTATTGCATCCAGAACCACAGCGTACCTCCATAAAGTGAGCCGATCTCCAGCACGCGGCGCGGCCGCAGGGTGCGGTAGATTTCCAACATCCGCCACAGCTCGCTTTCGTACTGGAATATCTCTACTGGACAATCACTGATTCTGGCCATCTCAACCTGTTGTAATAGCAAAGTACCTGGTCGATAAAAGTAAATTCCTCGGCATGCTCCTGGAACAACCCTTCGATCAGGCAACTATCCGAGTTATAGGCCGGCAAATTGAATCGCCATGACCCGATCAAATCTCGCCGCAAGACGAACTGCGCCAGATCGATCCGATCCACCCGCACCGTCTCAGGGCTCGCCCTGCGGATAAATAAATTGCAATCCTGGGAAAAAATGAAGCCTCGCCGACCTGGGCCATCGTGGATGGCCTGAGCGATCGCCGGGAAGAATTTGGGGTGTATCAGGTTATCGTCATCCAGGAAATAGACCCAGCCGGAGTCGATCATTTCCAATGCCTCGTTTTTCTGAGCATTGCCGACTCTGCTCTCCACTTCGCCGGTGTCATGGATCACCAGCCAGCGCAGCTCGAAGGATGCCTTCCCTGGTTCGAGCGATTCCTCCAGCAGCGGCAAATTCTCAGGCCGGGAGCATGCAGTGATCACGTTCAAAATGTTCACCGCGTCCCCTTCCCATGGAAGATATACTGCCTCCCGGTCGGCCAGCCTGGTTCCGTATCCCAATCCACGAACGCCCCCGCCGCCTGCACCGATTTGCCATCATCTCCTGCCGCGCCGAGCCCCAGGTGCCGTTCGTACATTTTGATGAACTCTTTCGCCCGGCTGGCGAACATATCGCCCCGTGTGCGGTGGTCCACCGAGTCGGCGTTGATCGTGCTGTCGCTTGT